TTCGCTGGCGTTATTCCAAGCCGCCAAAGGTTAAGAGTGTGCAAAAAGGCATCAGTAATGTGACCTGTTCCTTTGTCGCTTGCCTAGATTCACCTAAACTAAGTTAATTACCCCCAACTTACCTAAATCAAGTGGCTTTTTATTCAGGTCAAGATGGCAAGCTTTATATAGATGGCAGTGCTTCTGAAGCGGCGAAAGTTGTTTCTTGGTCATTTTCAGCTTCGCAATCCACTCTCGACACAACCAGTCTTTCCGATACAGATCGAACATTGATCGAAGGGATACGCAGCATTTCAGGAAGCTGCCAAATCTATTATCACAGTGATGCCAGTAGTTCTGGAGATGCTACGACTCTTATTGGCAAGCTAATTAAGGCACGTAGTTCGGCAAGTGTTCCCGGTGTTGCTCCAAAGCAAAACGCTACAACCGCAGAAACAGCAACAATTCTCGAACTTGGCTTTAAGGATTATCAAGGCACGATTAAGAAGATCAAGTTACCTGTTGTCCTTACTAATGTTTCGATGACAAGTTCTCAGGGTGAAGTCTTATCTGCCAATGTTTCCTTTGAAGCTAACGGCGCACCTAGCTCTATTAATATCTAATGTCTGGGAAAGTTATCACTGGTGATGATGGGTACGTTGAACTTCAACGAACCTCTCTTGAGTATTCAATGCAAACAACATTGGAAACTTCCGATGTCAATACAACCCGTAAACGCTTCTCTGTTGATGGGTTAGAAGATAGTGTTATCACCGGCGATAAGATCGAAATTGCTACTGTTGATAATTCAACTCTTGAATTAGTTAGCGGCCATAGTTACTCAGATGGAAGTTGGTTTGTTCATGTAGATGCGGCGGGAGGAATACGTTTATATGACACATTTGATGATGCAATTTCAGGGGGTGCGACTACTGCACTAACTCTTGTTACTCCAAGCGCATCGAAGGCAATCACTTTAAAAGCACGTAATACTTCGTATCGGCCACTTGCGAGAGTACGTGATTTTGAGTTCACAACTAACAGAGAGTTAATACAGACAGAAACACTGGGATCAAAGTTTAAAGAGCAGTATGAAAATGGTTTGATTCAAGGGCAAGGTACAGTTAACTGCTTTTGGGAGCATCGTTATTTATTGTCTGATCCAGATACCCGTCAGGCAGTCAAACCCGAATTTGCAGCTTACTTAGCTCGGTTAATTCTTCGCTTAGATCAAGGTTGTGACTTTAATGGTCGCTTCTTTATGTATAGGGAGAGCGCAAGTGCAACTAATAATTGTTGGTGGGAATGCGAAGCTCAGATCACTAATTGCGCGATCAATGTACCGGCTGGCGGTGTTGTCGAATCACGAATAGAGTTTATTACCACCGGTAAATTCCAACTAAAAACTGGAAGCACACCGGGTTATATCCTTCAAGAATCTACCGATTACTTATTACAAGAGACAGGCGACAAGCTTTTCCTAGAAGACGACGGAACTTAATTAAGGATATGCTACTAAGATAAGTTAAATAGTTGAGTCGATTGAATGGCTGACCTTCAGATAAGTCAACTGCCTACTTTAGCGGAGGCAGATTTAGCGGCTGGAGATGAATTAGCTGTCGTAGATGGCAGCGCGTCGGAAACAAAACGAATCACAGCTAAAGCATTAGTAGAAAAGGGTGTTGCATTAATTGATGCGGGTTCGATACCCGGTTCAGCACTGGCAAGTCTTGGTGCGAATACCGTAGTAACAGCCAGCATTACAGATGCAAACGTCACCAATGCGAAGCTAGAAAATTCAAGTTTTAGCTTCGGCGGTCTGACAGTTTCCCTTGGTAGCACTGACGCTACTCCGGCTATTGATCTAACTGACGCAACTAATTATTCGGCTTCGTCTTTAACTGGCACGATTACTAACGCTCAGTTAGCTGGCTCAATTGCAAATAATAAATTAGCTAATTCATCAATATCTTTAGGCGGGGTCTCGATAAACCTCGGTGATACGAACGCAACTCCAACATTTGATTTAACCAATGCAACTAATTATCCAGCGTCTTCTTTAACAGGAACGGTATCGAATGCTCAGTTAGCTGGTTCGATTGCCAACTCTAAGCTAGTTAATTCTTCAATCATCATTGGTGGCGTTACCTTAAACCTTGGGGATACCGATAGTAGTCCGGCTTTTGATCTATCAGATGCAACGAACTATCCGACATCTTCTCTATCTGGAACAATTACAAATGCCCAGTTAGCTGGAAGTATTCAAGGATCAAAAATTCTTGCAGCAAGTATTTCTTCAACTGAACTAGGAGCAAATTCCGTAACGGCAGTTGAGCTAGCCGACAATTCTGTGGATACTGGAGCCGTAATTGACTCGAGTATTACTGATGCAAAAATCTCAGGGGTTAGTGGTACAAAGATAACAGCGGGGTCTCTACCAGCAACAGCATTAAATACAAGTAATTTAGGAAGCGGTTTAGCTATATCGAGTAACAACCTTGTAATCAATAACACTGTGGTAGCCGGAACCGCTGCGAAAGTTAGTTTCTCAGCCCAAGGTCTTGTTACAGGTAGTGCCCTTCTCGCAGCTAGCGATCTGCCCATAGCTGATGCTACTGATGTTGGTGGTGTTTCCATTCCATCTGGATCTGGTTTATCTGTTACGAATGCAGGGGCTTTATCCCTTTCAAATTCCATAAGTGCAACGACGGTTTCGGGAGTTGAGGTAAATAGCCACGGATTAATAACAAGTATTACATCGTTAGTTAGTAGCGATATTCCTACTGCTACGACATCAAATAAGGGTGGTGTTATTGTTCAATCAGGCGGGGGAATAAGTGTTGATGCTTCGGGTAACATTACAACTACTACCAGTGGGGTACCAGCCGGTACATACCAGTCTGTTGTTGTTACGAATAAGGGAATTATTACAAGCGGTAGCGCATTAACAGATGCTGAAATCCCCAATATTAGTGCAGCTAAATTAACCAGTGGAACCATTGATGCTGCTAGGTTTGCGGCAAATAGTATAGGGCGTGATAAGTTTTCTGATACATCAACAACGATCTTCGGCTCTGTATCGCAATCTGGGTATCCGACCGCCAGCTATGCAGGAGAATTTTTCTTCGATTCTGTGGAAGAAGATTTATTTATATGGGACTCAAATGCTTGGCAACCGGTCACAACTTTAACGAAGGGTAGTTTGAAGCTAGGAGGAGTTTACGATGCCTCAAATTCAACCGTTTCTAGTGTCACATCTCACGGATCTAGCGTAGGTCTTACAGTTGGACAAAACCTTCCAACGCCTAGCAGTACAACCGACGCGACATATCTAATCGTTGGTACTGGCGGTACACCTAGCGGAATTCCAAATGGTCCAACAGGTGAATTAATCCCACCCGACTACCTCTTATCTGTTACCAGTTCAACTGGCTCATCGTGGGTAGAGATCGATTTATCGACAACCGTGTCCTCGCCGACAGCGAGCAATGTGTCGGTAATTAGCGGATGGGGAGGCAGTTCAACTAACGTTCAGAACGCTTTGGCTGAGTTGAGTTCTGGCAAATTAAGTCTTGGCGGTGGAAATATAACGGGAGAGATAAAAATAGAAAATTCAGGTTCGTTTGCGTTTGAGGGAACAGCGAATGATTATGAAACTCGCCTTACCGTTGTTGACCCAACCAGTGCAGATCGCACAATCACTTTCCCAGATGCCAGTGGAACCGTAATTCTTTCAGGGCAAACCGGTGTTGTTGACTCCACCATGATTAGTGATGGAGCAATAATGAATACGGATATTAATGCGTCAGCCGGAATTGCTATATCCAAACTCGAGGCTCTTACTGGGGCTCAGATCATTATTGGTAATAGCAGCAATGAGCCCGTAGCTGTTGCGGTAACTGGAGATATATCAATAGACAATGCCGGTCTTACCGCAATCGGCGCAGCGAAGATTGTTAATAGTATGGTGTCAGGTTCGGCAGCTATCGCCGGTTCAAAAATAACTGCGGCAAGTACATCGGCATCAGGAACAGTTCAGTTAAATGATTCAACTAACTCAACTTCAACAAGTGAGGCAGCTACAGCCAACGCACTTAAGACAGCGTATGACCTAGCTAATCAGGCAGATACAGCGGCGGCGGCAGCATTCCAAACTACCGGCGGCACGATAACCGGCGATGTCACTATAGATAATGCAAAAGAACTTAGATTCAGTGAAGCTGATGGTGATGGAGCTAATTACACAGCCTTTAAAGCACAAGCTCAAACTTCAGACATAACTCTTACATTACCGGCAGACTCGCCTACTGGGGGGTACGTTTTAAAAGCGAACGCAAGTACACCTACAACTCTTGAGTGGGCTGCTGATAGTGCAACTGACTCAACAAAAATGCCTCTCGCTGGTGGCACGTTCACAGGAGATGTCACTTTTACTGGGGATAGTTCAAATGGGTTATGGGATAAGTCACAGTCAGCGTTTGTAGCCGACCTAATAGGAGGTGTCACCGGTAATGTCGTTGGAAACGTCACAGGTAATGCAAGCGGAAGTGCTGCAACGGTTACGGGTGCTGCTCAATCTGCAATTACTTCTCTTGGAACGCTTACTGGTTTAACAAGCACTGGAAATATTGATCTTGATAGTGACTCAGGGAAATTAAGGTTAGGCGATTCGCAAGATTTAGAGATTTACCATGCATCAAACCATTCAAATATTATTAATAAAACTGGTAATTTATATATAAATGCTTCAGCAAGTGATACTTCTATTGTTTGTAAACCAAACGGAGCCGTAGAATTATTTCACAATAACGTCAAAACTTTTACCACGGATCCCTACGGAATAAAAGTTTTAGGGCCAGAAGGTTATTCAGCAGATCTTTATCTTTGGGCAGACGAAGGTGATGACAATGCAGATCAATGGAGACTACAAGCATCAACTAGCGGTGAGTTTACTTTAAAAAATAATGCTTCTGGTAGCTTAAAAACAAGTTTTAAAGCCGTTGGTAGTGCAGGTATACATCTTTACTATGACAACTCAACTGTTTGTTATACCGACACCGATGCTCTTAGATTTAATGACAACCAATATATAAAGTTTGGAAATAATCAAGATTTGCAGATCTATCATAATGGTTCCAACAATTACATAAAGCCTTTAAATCACGATCTTATTTTTGACAATGGATCAAGTGAATTAGCAAGAATTTCTCAAAGTGGAACGGTATCAGACAGCAAAGGCAACCTGCGTTCTATACCTGCCAACTCCCCAAGTTCAAATCATGTAGCAACTGCGGCTGACGCAGGAAAAGTTATTTATATTGCTTACGATGTTCATTTCAATCCTTCAGTCTTTTCGGCTGGTGATGCCGTAACCATTGTCAATAATAGTGGAAACGATGAAACAATACAGCAAAACTCAGGGTTTACTCTCTATAACACAGCCGATGGTAGCACTGGAAATAGGACTCTTGCTGGACGTGGAATGGCTACTGTATGGTTTGCTGCTCATAACATTGGCTACATCTCAGGTGCAGGGTTGTCATAATGCGCCATTACATCTACTTTATAACAAAGGAGGTTAAATAACATGTCACCGATGCAGCAGATTTTTTTAGGATTAGGGGCAGTTGCTACAAAAACCTACGTTGACGATGTTTTTTCGACGTTTTTATATAAAGGAAATGGATCAGCAAGATCTATAAATAATGGAATTAATCTATCAGGTGAAGGCGGCTTGGTATGGATAAAATCTAGAACAGCAGCTGGATACGATCATATTTTACTGGACACAGTAAGAGGCTTAGGTAAATACCTCAAATCTAATGATACTAATGCACAAATTAGTCCAGATCCAGATCAATACATAACATCTTTTAATGCTAATGGTTTTAGTCTTGGTACAGAAAACGATATAAATAACAGTAATAATAATTATTTTGCCTCATGGACATTCCGCAAGGCACCTGGGTTCTTTGATGTTGTTACTTACACGGGAAACGCTACTGCTAGAACAATATCTCACTCATTAGGCAGTATTCCTGGCTGCATAATGGTCAAATGCACTACAGATTCTAGACCGTGGGCTGTATATCACAGAGGGA